CGGCGATTACATCACGGTTGCCAAGGATGTTGACCGTTTCGTCGCGGAAACCGGATTGCCGCTGCTGCTGACCGACGATGAAATTTACAAGAACTGGATCGTCCAGAAACCATGAGGCTGAGACCTATATTCGTGCTTGTTGCAGATGAAGGCTATTTGCCTCACGCCAAGGCGGTATTCGTGAACGCCAAGCGGCAGGGGCAATGGCGTGGAGATTACTGTCTGATAGCTCCGCCGGAAATAGATGCAGAGGAGTTTGAGCAACGCGGAATCCGCGTCTTGCTAGACAGAGAGGATCGGCACTATCGCAAGTTCGCGGTATTCGACGACTTCTTCCAGCAGTGGGATATTGTTCTCTACGCGGATTGCGACGTGCTGATTCAGAATCCACTCGAACCATTGTTGCACGAGGTTGGATGGGGAGACGTGCTTGCGGACAGAGAACTGTTTACGCTTGAGCACGCATTCACGTATTGGGCAACGCCAGAGGAGTTACAGGAACCGGATCGCCAAGAATGCTTCAAGTGGTTATGGAGCGAATACGACCGGAAGCGGCAGCAATTCAACACGGGAGTCATGCTCTACCACCCCAGAACGCGAATGCCGTTCGCAAGGGAGCGATTGATTGCGATGCGCAAGAATGTCGCTCCGGTCAACTGCCACGTTGTCAACGGGACGGATCAGCCGATATTCAACTTGGTGTTCTACGACAAATTCGCTCGCATCCGTTCTGATCTGGTCTGCTACTGGAATTCGACTTGGGACGGGACGATCATTACGCACACCTGTAGCGGGTATGCGCCATGGATCGACAAACAGCATCCCGACCAGGACGCCTACTGGTGCCGACTCCTTAACCGGCCAATGCACGACATCTATCTCGAAAACCTTGCTGCCTTTGCGCAGGAATTTCCAAAACGGAACGGGGGATCAAATGCCTAGCCTTAGTGTCTGCGTGACGGCTTACGATGAAAGCAGACGGGGTGGCTGCCAGTGGATTATGGAGTGTCTGAAAGCGGCGCAGGACAATCCCCACGTTGACGAGATCATAGTCGTGAACGATGGGACGCCGGACTGGGCTTACCTGGCCTGCGAACTGGCACCTATCCAAAAGTTGCGGTTTGTTCAGAATCCGGCGAGACTCCACGTATTCGGCAACAAGCTGGAATCCGTCTGGCAGGCAACATCGGATTGGTGCCTGATGTGTGACAGTGATAACATCATGGATCGCAACTATTACGACATCCTCGCGGAACAACAACCGTGGGAGGACGACTGCTGGTACTGTGCATCCAAGGCGAACCCAACCTTCGATTACCGGAAGTTCATCGGAACATGGGATAGGCAAACGATCCTTGACATCGTTGCCAGAGACGCGAGCATGTACTGGTGTTTCGTGAACACGGGAAACCAGTTCATTCACAGGAAGACGTTTCTGGATATTTTCGGCAAATACCGTGGCAAGCGGTTCGACCTGGAACAGCCGGATTATTTCAAGGCAGAGAATCGTCAGGACGAGAAATGGTTCCTGGCATATGGCGCACAGGATTCTTTCTTCTTCATGAAGGAATGGTTGGTTGCCGGGAATCGGGTGAAGTGTGTCGATGGGCTCGAATACGATCATCGGATCAAAACGGGAGACCGATCGAATTACGAACGAGGGCCGATTGAGAAATGTTACCTCGCGCCGGCGTATTATCTTGAGTTGATCGACGCCGTCAACGGTGAAAAGCACGATTACACGTTTCTGTCCCTATCACGGTCGATCGCACAATACATCCGAGAGGACAACAAGATTGTGATGCTAAATATGGCAACCGGAGCAGCGGTGTTCAAATGAGCGGCATTATCACGATGAGTCAGTTGGGGCGTATGGGAAGGTGGGGAAGATGGGGAAACCGCGGAAAGGCATGATTGACGGATGTATAGATGCTGAATAAAATACGAACAGCCAAGGTGTTGGTCCACCTCGGCTGTTCTAACCACCATCGAATCCAGGAGAATTCAACGATGGCTATTTCACAGTCTATTGCAGATTGTCCCCCGTTTCCAGAGATTCAAGGCGTCGAATTCAGGCACGTTCCTGATCGTCCTGGCTATGCCGCGTCTAGCGATGGTCGGATTTGGTCCGCCTTGAAGCGGGGAAATCAAAAGAAACCGGGTTGCTGGCATGAAATGCGAGGGACGCGAACGCACAATGGAGGTCGCGCTATCACGTTTGCAGGATGTGCGGGAGTATCGAGAGCGCGTCTAATACTAGAAATATTTCGTGGTGCTCCCGAGAAGGATCAATACGCTCAACACATCAATGAGGATGCAGAGGATGACCGCATTGAAAATCTACTATGGGTTGAGCGAGGAAAAGAACTCGGAACAAGACCGCCATTTCCCCCGATTCCGATCGTGTCGTCAGTCGTATTTCGTAAACATCCAGACTACCCCGGGTATCTCATCGGAGATGATGGGTCAGTATGGACTTGTTGGAAGGCTTCCGGACTACGCGGATGGCGGGTTGGGAAATCATGGAGAAAACGTGTTGCGGCTCCAAATAATGGCGGATACCTCTCGCTGGTAATGAGAACTGGTCGAAGCCTGAAAAGGACCAAGACCGTACATCAACTTGTTCTAGAGGCATTTGTTGGTCCCAAACCAGAAGGGCAGGAAGCCTGTCATGAGAACGGAAACAGAATGGACAATCGTTTGTGCAACCTGAGATGGGATACCAAATCCTCAAATCAATTGGATAGCATTCGGCATGGGACACATAATGCGATTCGGCGTGGTTCTGACAGTCCAAAGGCGAAACTCAGTGATGAAGACGTGCGGATGATCCGCAAATGTGCGCAATACATCGGATGCCGAATAATCGGCAGGATGTTTGAAATCTCACAGACGCATGTAAAAGACATCGTTCATCGAAGAGCCAGAATGGAGGTAGCGTGAAAATGAGTGGTGTCATTACAATGCGCGAGTTGGGAAGATGCGGAAGATGGGGAAATCAGGTATTTCAATATCAATTCCTGCGTCTCTACGCGGATCGGTGGGGTCTGGAAGTTCAGCTGCCGCCTTGGGTTGGCAACGAACTCTGCGGATTCTCTGAACCGAACATCTCCGTGATGCTTCCTCATGCCCACGAGAAATGGCAAGGCAATCATCTCGACGAGCAAGTTCCGCCTCGGGCGAATGAATTCGTCAACACGGATTGGAGAGGGTATGCGCAGTACCATGCCAGCTACTATGCTCCCTGGAAGTACGAGATTCGATCCTGGTTCATGCCGACCCTGGAAGTCCTGGATCAAGTCTTGCCGGCGACCCAATGGGCGCTGGAGCAGTTCATTGCCAAGCGGACGATCATTGGCCTACATATTCGGCGGGGCGACTACGGCCGGCTGATCTTCCACCTAACTCCGAAGGAGTGGTGGCGGAAATGGCTGGAAGAAAATTGGCAGCGGTTCGTCAATCCGATCCTGTTCATTGCCACGGAAAGCCCGGAAACCCTGGAATGGTTCGCTGATTACGATCCCGTTACGATGGCCGACCTGAATGTCACGTTGAAGCCAAGCAGGAGATATTACAACTACCTTTCGCATGACCTAGCGAAGCGCGAGCCTTGGCAGATGGACTTCTTCCCCGACTGGTACATGCTGACGCTCTGCGACGTGCTGGCGCTTTCCAACAGCACGTTTGGGTTCACGGCGGCGATGATGAACAAGTTCCTCCAGGAATGCTGGCGGTCGTCGATTCCGGAACAGGGGTTCGAGTCGATCGACCCTTGGGATTCTCGGCCGATGCGGCTGGAGCGGTGCGAGGATTACCCGGACGTAGAAGGGATTGCATTGAAAAGGAACCCATACTGGTGAAACCGCCTGCAATCATCGTCTGTGTCGAGTATGACGACTATCTCCGGTTGACGCTGCCGAGAACGCTGGAGCATTTCGATCCGCTTGTCGTCACGACACGCGAGGATACGAAGACACAGCAGATTGCCATCGGTTCTGACGTGGAGGTCATTTGCGTCAATCGGACTGACAAGGACTTGCACTATGACAAGGGCCATGCGATCGACTGGGGATTGAAGTATCTGGACGAACCGGGGTGGATTGCCGTGCTGGACGCAGATATTCTCCTGCCGAAGCAGATGGACCTTAGCACGCTGGAACCGGGATGTATCCACTCGCCGCACAGGAGGATCGTCAGTAGTTACCGCGATTACCTGATAATCAAGGATCGCGAGGAAGAATGGTACGAGCAACCGTATGGGCCGGAAATTCGCAACGGGGAGTACGCGGGCTATTTCCAGATGTTCCAGTGGGAAGACCCAGTGCTGGATCATCCCCCGCCCTGGTATGAGAACGACGAATGGACGAGTTACCAGGGATGCGACACGCACTTCTGGCGGAAATGGATGCCAGACAAGATGCGGCGGTTGCCATTTCAGGTCTTGCACCTGGGACCGCTGCGGGTGAATTGGCAAGGGAGAATTTCAAACCGATGGGACAACTAGAAGACGCAACGGCACGGTCGCGGAGATTACTGCGGGAGGCCAGGGCCAGGAGCAGGGGTCGATACCACTCGCAGTATTATCGCGTGTCCTGGCACAAACGCCGCGAAACCTGGAGAACCAAAGTCAAGGTCCGCAACAGCGAAGGGAAAGACATCGAGTTCTATAAGGCGTTCGATGACGAGAAGGTCGCCGCCGCCGTTGCTGACATTGTGGCAATGATCGTGATGCCTGATCCGAGACGGCTGAACTTCGATTGGTCACACGGCGAGAACCATTTGCCGGATGACATTTCCGTCAATCAGGTCTACCAGTGGGTGGTGCTGGCCGGGATGCCGATCGTCCGTCAGCCAGGAAAGATGAGATGAGATGCACCCGCGAATGCAAGAGCAAGTGGAGCGACTTCTAGCCGAAGGGCGGAAGACACAACACGAGATTGCAATCGTGGTCGGGGTATCGGATACGGACGTGCAGGAAATAGCCGCACAACTCGACATTCCAGAGAAGCGGCCCGGTCAACTTGGACTATGCCCCCGCTGCGGATTCAAGGTCTATCTGCCTTGCGTTGCCTGCCAATTGGCAACGAAGAACCATGTGCTTACGACTGCTCCAGCGAAGAATGGATACGGTCTCGATCTTCGTCCAGAGCATTACGCCAGGTATCTCGAAGTCCTGGCACGTCATGGCAGACAACCTCTTGACACCCATAAACACCCGAAATTCTAGGGGTGGTTGATACCCCCTGTCTATCGTGGGTGTAGGTCGAATTGAGCGCTCTGGCGCATCCCTCCAATTCGTCCCGCGTAAAGTCCCTCACTCCCTCTCGTAGCGCGGGAATCGGAGCACGGTGTGGCAAGTCTACAGGAGCGCATGGAAGAGGCCCAAACGGAATTTGAGTCCAAGGAATCCCAGACGGAAGAGCCGGCAGTAACGCCGGAAACGCCTGAAGTTCCCGAGACGCCGGAGACGGAAGAGTCTTCGGAGCCGGAACTGATCCTGGGCAAATTCAAGGATCAGGACACTCTGGCCAAGTCCTACCAGGAACTTGAACGGCGGATCGGCCAGCGAGATGAACTTGCGGCACTCGGCCAAGCGATGGTCGATCACGAAGCCGAGTTCATGGAGTTCCTGCAATCGAAGCAACAGAAGGCGGAACCGGAGATCAAACCCGGGCCGCCGGAAGAAAAGATTCCGGAGTACGACCCCGCCTGGGCGGAGATGACCGCCGAGGAGATGACGCCGCAGGATAAGGCGAAGCTGGCTAAATACAACAGATGGTTCATCAATCAGACACGAGAACTTGTTCACAACTCACAATTGCGGGAACTGCTCCGCGACCCGCAGGGGTATCTGACCAAGACTGTCCAGCCGGTCATCGGCGGACTTCAGAAGACGGCCACCGAACTTCAGGCCGAGCGGCAAACGGAAATTCTCGCAACGAAGGTTCAGGCAACCCTCGATCCGGTCGCCAAGGAACTGTTCAGGGACGGCAAGATCGACTGGCAGAACACAACCGAACTGGGAACCAAGGTTGCCGAAATCTGGCAGAGCGATCCCGAGTTTGCGAAGGCGAACCCGGTATCGTGGCTTCAAAAATCAATCCGTTTGGCGAAGGCCGAGATGCCCAAGCCGAACGAGGTTCGCAAGCCGGCTGCGGCTGCCAAACGGCAGGCGGCAGTCGCTCCCCCTCCGAGCGACGCTGTCAACCTCCAGGCAGAGGCGGAAAAGCTGGCCAAGGAAGGCTGGAGCATGGCTGCGATCCAAACGCACCTGATGAAGAAGTTCTACGGTGCGACCGAGTGAACGCGCTACGACGCGGCCTAGCGTGGAGGGCGCTGGGCTTCGTGACGGTCGAAGGCGAGACAACCCCTCCTGGGCCTCGCCTGCGACCGTTTAACAAAACCTCCTACCCTCATCCCTCTAGTCGTTCGTGTTTTTTAACCTGCTGAAAGTAGGAGTTTGATAATGGCTCACATTTCTCCCAATGCTCAGGTCCAGACCGCGACTATTGCGGCGCTGGTCAAGGAGCAGGTCGATCCTCTTTTCCAGGAATCGCCAATCTGGGCGATGATCCAAAAGAAGGGTCAGATCAAATACAACTGCGGCGGATACGAAACGTGGTGGAACGTCCGTTACAAGCGGCGGAGCATCCACGTTGCCGGCGATCCGCTGGCGATGGACTTTCCGGCGACGAACACCAAGAAGCGGTGCGAAGTTCCCTATCGCGCCTACCAGCTTGGCGAGTCGATCTCGAAGTTCTCCCAGTTGGCTTCGCAGAATGATCCGAACGCCTTTTACAACATTCTGGAAGACGCCATCAAGGAGACGATGGAGGACTTCCGGATCGACTTGGCCAGCAAGTGGACGACCGATGGCGCGGCCACCGGGAGCCAGGAGCTTCACGGCATCGAGTCGGTCTTCAATGCTTCGGCCGTTGCTGAGAACGCTCGCGTCGGCACGCCGACCGGCACATACGCCGGACTAAACACGGCGCTGGCTGCCTACGGCGGATCGTGGACGGCGGAAGACAGCGAGACCTGGCCGACTGGCTCCGGAGACGAAGCCTACTGCTTCTTCTCGCCGCTAGAGGTGGACTACACGAACGCGAAGTTCCTGAGTTCCACAGCGACCTGGGCTGGCCAGTGGCAGGAAGTCGTCAACTGGGGCATCACGTTCCAGAAAGTCTTGCACGGCAAGAAACCCGACCTGATCGTCATTACCCCCTTGATGATGCTCCAGGCGAAGCAGTCGTTCGAGGCGGACCAGTCCTTTGAGGTCACGCAGAACAAGACGCTGATCGACGCGGGCATCGACGCGATGGCGTACATGGGCGTGGACTTCCTTGAGGACATGTACGTTCCCGCCGGCGTCGGGTACGGCATCCGATTCGACAAGATTCGGCTCCATGTGATGGGGAAGAAGCTCGTTGAAATGGATGAGGACTTCGACCTGACGACCAAGAACAAGCGGATCGGCCTTGATTCCCACCTCCAGATGATCTGGGAATCGCCGGCGTTCCAGACCAAGTTCCTGGCCATTAGCTGACGCAGGGACGACTGACTGAACCAAACCTTTTGAACGAGGATCAACATAATGCCTTTGCGAGGAAATAACCTGCCATTCGCCCGTGGTACGACGTTTTCGGACGGCGGCGGGATTGGCATGACAGTCGCCAACGAATCGCTCGACCACATGCTCGGGGCCGAGTTCGTCGTTGCCGATACCGTCCATGAGTTGGGCGGCGAAGTCGTCTTGCGGCTGCTGAAGAACGACGCAGATACCGCGTTGACGATGGCAAACAACGTCTACAAGTTCGGGACGGACGCCTACGACTATGGGCGCAAGGTGGACGCATTGACGGACACCGCCGGCCAGGCGTGCATCCCGATCGACGATGCCTACGCGACGGGGTTTTCGATTCCGTCGAAAGACTACTTCTGGGGCGTCGTCCGTGGTCCATGCAACATCAGAACCGAAGCCGGCGCAATCACCCACGCTGTCCATTCGGAGGTTATCTGCGACGATCTGGGCTGCCTGTATGGAGGCACGATGACCGCCGGCCAGTTCGTGATCGGCACAGTGGACCAAGGCGGATCGACATCCGATACCGCCGTCCTGGTCTGGGTCGATCTGTGGCTTGGTGGCATCAAGGGTTCGTGACGCATGAGGTGCTTCGTCCCGCCAGAACGGAATCTGGCGGGACGCCATTATGATTTCCGCCAACAAGGAAGAGATTTATCGAGACGCCAACGGCGACCGGGTTCCGGTCTGGCTCCGGGAACCGTTTCAATTTCGCGTCGAGATGATGCAGGCGTTGACCGACTTGCACGGATTGCAGTATCGCCTGATCCGGAAGGAAACGGATTACGGTGGGCAGGTTGTGGATTGGGATGCAGTCTACCGTCACATGGCAGGGATCGAGCAGGAGATTATGTCGGCCCTGCCGTATGTCATGTGTGAGTGCAAAGGAGCTTGCGGGGAATGTCAGGGCCGGGGCTGGTACTCGATGCGCGATCTTGTCAACAAGCAACGGCCATTGTTGAGGGAACGGTAAACCATCAGCCGATCAAGGTTGACTTGCCATACGAGGGAGGGTTTGCAAAGGCCAGCGTGACTGCCAACGGAATGGAATTCACAGTCACCGGGAAGGACGAATTGGCAGACCAGATGGCGGCGACGTTCGCCAACGAGCGGGTGAGAATCGAAGGAAACATTAAGGTCCACCGCTGGCAGACACGCGGTAAGGACGTGAGGGAGACATGGGAGATTCAAGCGGCGACGTGGTCGAGGATGCCCGGGCGATCCTCCGCATGATCGATGGGGAACGCTGGCGGCCGGCTAAAGCCCCACGCGAACCGGAATCGGTCAGTGACGACGCCTTCCGACTTTCTCTTCGCACAACCACGCTGGCGACGTTCAACGAGTTCGGCGGGCCGACTGGTATCGCACAGCTTTTGCGGGCTGCATTCGAGAACGCGCCACCGGGAAGTGCAGCGCAAACGTCCGTCCTGAACATGGTTCTCCGGGGGCTGGAGAAGTACGGCGAAGACGATGTGGACGAAGACGAAGTCTCGATGAAGGCGTTGGAGAAACAATTGCGGCGGGAGTTCCTGGAAGACCTGTTCGGGAAGTTGACTCCGGAAACCAAGGCAGCGGTCCTGAAGGAGGTCGGGTGACTAGGGCGGCGGCGATCCGACGAGCAACCGAAGAACGCATCTTGCGGAAGCTGGTGCAGTTGCGAGGGGAAGGTCTGCAACTCTTTAACCCGCTGCCAGTTGGCGAGCAGTTTCACGCATCCAAGGCCAAGACTCGGATCGTCTACGGGTCCAACCGTTGCCTCGGGGGACAGCAGAAGATATTCGATCCAGTACGCGGAGAATACCGGAGGATAGACCAGATCGACTCCGACTTCCATGTCTACAGCCGCAATCCGCAAACCGGCGAATTGGAGATCAGGCCGGCTGGAAGACCGTTCGTGAAAGGCAAAGGCGAACTGTTCCGAGTCTATCTGTCCACTGGGGAATCGTTCATCGCTACCCTGAAGCACAGGATTCTGTCGTCTCAGGGGAAATGGATTTCCGTGGGCGATGCGATTCTTTCAGGGGAATCTTGTACTTATGAAGCCAAGAGTACAGAACGCCAACAGAAACTCCGAAATATTTCAGAAGCGCCTTGTGCTCAAGTTTGTTATAGGCAAACTGCAATTCATCTTTCGACGGCATCTTGTGTTTCGTCGAAGCCTCACGCGGACTACGCAGGGGGACGCCGTGGTACTGAAGAAAAGAACGAATCGCGCAGGGTGCGCAATTATACTGTGCGGCGAGATCGACTAGAGGAATTCGTTCCTCTAGGTATTGACGACGAATTTCAGGAAGTAGGTGCTCAGAGACTTTCCGAGGCTTGCTTGCTCCATCGTGTATTGCGGCGAGACCTGCATCTGTCCATTTCGGGACTTTCCCCTTCAAAGTCGCACGCAGATGATCCGTGTTTGAGGCAAACAGTTCCAGGTTCTCTGGATCGTTGTTCAGAGTATTCCCGTCCTTGTGATGGACAATTTCTCCAGGGGTCAAGTATCGTCCCAGAATCCCTTCCATTATCAAGCGGTGCTCATGAACATAGCCGCCTGACTTGTGAACCTTCTTCGCGTGCGGATGATCTGGCGCATAGACGACACGATACTTGCCAGCCATTGTCACCCCCCCCTTCCATTGTGGATGCAACTCGCCGTTCCGGGGGCCAGTCCTGCGGGATTCAATGCCGTACTTGCGAAGATTCCGCAACACTTTTTTCCAGCCGCAACCAAAGTGTTTTGCAATCTCACGTTGCGTCATCTTCTTCACCTCGTACAGATGCCGCAACTCGTCTTCTGGAAGAGCTTGTCTTTTTCGCATCGCACCCTACCTCTATCGAAGTGGCTAGTGTTTCATCAAGAACGATTGTATCCCATGTCGAGTTTGTTGGCAACGACGCGATTTGGGACTTTTCGGTAGATGAATATGCGAATTATCAATTGGCTGGCCTGACTCATGCAAACAGTTCTAAGACGATCAGCGCAGCCGCTGAAGCGTGCCGCTGTTTCATGAACTGCGACCCGCACGACAAGTTCCCCAAGGACGGGTTGATGCTGGTTGTCTCCGAGGACATGGACCACCTTGGAGCGCTCTGGAAGAAGATGGCCCAGCCGGGCGAGTTCAAAAAGATTCGGGACGAGAGGACGAAGCTCTGGCGGGCGGTGCGGTTCGATCCGGACAACCCCTTGCGTCTCGATCCATACGATGACGCCTACCGGGAGAAGTGGGAAGATGCGCCCCCTCTGCTGCCGGAACGCGCCTACCAGACTCCATCGTGGGAGAACGCCAGCCGGGAGATTCCCCGGTACGTCAAGTCGCGGATCAACGGCTGGCGAATCCTGTTCCGCTCCAGCGAAGGCCGACCGCAGAAGGGCGAACACTACAACGCCGTCTGGTTCGACGAGCAGTTAGCGAATGAGCAGTTCTATATCGAGGCACGGCGAGGGGCTGTGGCCTTGGCTGAAGACCCGAGGCACATTCCCCGCATGTGGTGGAGTGCCACGCCGCAGAACGCCAACCCGCAATTGCAGGAGTTGGCCGAAGTGGCAGCGACGGGCGGCCGGAACGTAGAGGCATTTCAGTTTCTCGTGTGGGAAAATCCCTACATC